CTTGTAGTCTCCGATCGTGTACATTTTTTACGAAGTTGCGCCGAACTGGTTGGAGATAATGCAATTTGTGTTACGGGCGAAGTTCCGCATGAACAAAGAGAAACGCTTCTCAATGAGATTAACTATGGAAGTAAAAACATTTTATTTGGGACTCAAGCAATATTTAGTGAAGGCATATCAGTTAATTCCCTCTCTGTCCTTATACTCGGTACGCCCATTAACAACGAACCACTCCTCACCCAGCTCATCGGAAGAGTTATCCGAGAGCAAGAAGGAAAACAAACCCCTGTAATTGTAGATATACATTTAAAAGGAAATACTGCCAGAACGCAGGCTTCTAACAGAATGGGCTACTACATGAAACAGGGCTGGAAAATTGAACAAATAGGATAGAAAAATAGTTCTTGACACCCAAGTTATTTTTTAGTATAATATATGCTTCTATACGACTGGAAAAAGATATTCACTGTTGCAAATGGCGAGCCATCAAGTATTTTTATGATATTTGAGATGCTGGTTAAGCAAAGTATACCTCGAAATAAGTACGATCCCATTTATAAGTTTTATGAAATAAACTTTGCGGGAGAGTCTTTTTTGGTACATCCAGATGTTCTCTTATTCAATTCGTTTAGATATTCTCGCCGAGATATTTCAATATACTTAGCTTTTGCGAGTATGAGGTCTCTTGGTGAGTACTTCGCCTCTGGCGATATTACACTAGATCTATTGGAAATGCCACTAGATCCCTTTCAACACTTAGAAAACGACAGTCTACTTTATATGGAAGATGACAAGTTACATTTTTTATATGAAGAAGTCCCACAGGAGAAAACAGAATGGCATTAAGCTTTAACAAATCAAAGGGCGCTGCTCAAAAATCCAACATTACTACTTATAGCTACCAGGACGGGGATAATTCTATTCGTCTCGTTGGCGATATTCTTGCTCGATACGTGTATTGGATTACTGGTGAGAACGACAAGAACATTCCTCTGGAATGCTTGTCTTTCGATCGTAATGAAGAGCGGTTCAATAATAAAGAAAAAGACTGGGTTCGTGAATACTATCCCGATCTTAAGTGTGGCTGGAGCTATGTAATGCAGTGCATTCACAATGGCGAAGTCAAGATTGTCAATCTAAAGAAGAAGTTGTGGGAGCAAATTCTCACTGCTGCCGAAGATTTGGGCGATCCTACAGATGCTGAAACTGGCTGGGACGTTAAGTTCAAGCGAGTTAAGACTGGCCCACTGCCCTACAATGTAGAGTATCAACTTCAAGTGCTGAAGTGCAAGCCTCGTGCTCTTGATGATGACGAACTGGCACTCGTAGAAGGATTGAAGTCTATGGATGATGTTATGCCTCGTCCAACCCCTGATGCTCAGAAAGAGTTGCTCGACAGAGTACGTCAGGCTGATACAAATGAAATCGACGAAGAAGCACTTGATGCGGAGTTTGCCATTTCATGATTCTGTTTACGGCAGACTGGCATTTAAAGCTAGGTCAAAAAAATGTTCCACGCGAGTGGGCACTCAACCGTTATAAATTATTTTTTGAGCAGATTCATTCTCTCGAAAAGCAGTGCAACATGCACATTATAGGTGGAGACCTTTTTGACCGTCTGCCAAACATGGAAGAATTGGAACTGTACTTCTCGTTTATTCGGGAAGTTACAGTTCCTACTCTTATCTATGATGGCAACCATGAAGCAACGAAAAAGAATAAAACATTCTTTACTCAGCTAAAACAAGTAAGTAGAGATATAAACCCTTTAGTAAAGATAACTGATATTTCTTACTATGATAGTGATTTTGGGTTTAGTGTTCTTCCTTACGCCGACTTACACCGGACAGGAAGTATTGAAAAATTTGTACAGACAGAACCGCTGTTTACTCATGTACGCGGAGAAATACCTCCCCATGTCAAGCCAGAGGTGGACTTAGACAGGTTTGAGGATTTTCCTATTGTATTTGCGGGCGATTTACACGCTCATAGTAACAGTCAAAGAAATATAGTATATCCAGGCTCTCCAATGACTACTTCGTTTCATAGAACTGAAGTAAGTACTGGATACATTTTGATTAACCCCAGAAATTGGAGCTGGATATGGGAACCTTTTGATTTACCACAACTCATTCGTAAAACAGTGGTAGATCCAAATGAAATGATTCCTACTGACTATCATCATACGATTTACGAGCTGGAAGGTGATATTCAGGATTTAGCAAATGTAAAAAATAGTGACTTACTAGATAAAAAAGTTGTAAAACGAAGTAGTGAAGCAGCTCTAGTAATGGATAAAGATATGAGCATTCAAGAAGAGCTGGTAGAGTATCTAGCTTATATCTTGGAATTAGAAGATGATAAAATTCAAAATATAGTAGGCACTTTTAATGATTACGCTCAAAAAACTACAATGGGATAACTGCTTTAGTTACGGGTCGAATAATGTCCTGGACTTAGAAGAAAATATAGTAACTCAAATAATTGGTACGAACGGTATGGGCAAGTCGTCTATACCGTTAATTATTGAAGAAGCGCTTTTTAATAAAAACTCAAAAGGTATTAAAAAAGCAGATATACCTAATCGTTATGTAAATAATGGCTACAATATACATCTTGAGTTCACAAAAGACGAAGATGAGTATGTAGTCTCGATTGACAGAAAAACAAATATTAAAGTAGCATTTTTAAAGAATGGCGAAGATATTTCTAGTCATACGGCTACAAATACATTTAAAACAATCCAAGAAGTAATTGGTATAGATTTTAAAACTTTCTCGCAACTTGTGTACCAAAATACAAATGCGAGCCTACAATTTCTTACAGCAACAGATACTACAAGAAAGAAGTTTCTTATTGATTTATTGCATCTTGAAGAATATGTAGAACTTTTTGAATTATTTAAAAATGTATCAAAAGACTTATCGCTTGAAGTTTCAGCGATACGTGCAAAAATTGCAACAGTAGAAAAGTGGTTATCTGATAACAAATTGAGTGATACCAATATACTGCCCATGCTAGAAATTGAAAATGATACGGAAGAACTTGAGAATCAATTCCGTTCATTAACGAAAGAAATTGAAAATATTTCGGAAAAAAATAAAAAAATCTCACAAAATAATCAATGTATTTCCCTACTCAAGCAAATAAATATAGAAGAAATACAGAACATTGAAATAAATGCAAAAGAATCTTATGATACATTACAGTCAGAGCTTGGCAATCTCAACGGGGTCGTAGCGGGGTCTCGTAAGATTATGAGAAAGTTGGAAGATTTAGAAGGTAAATGTCCAACTTGTGAGCAACCTGTACAAGAAGCTTTTAAGCAGAGCCTAATAACAGAAGAGTCTACAAAGATTTCTTTTGCACAGGAGAAAATGAGTGAAATTACAACAAGAATTGAACAAATTAAACGAAACAATGAACGTTTCGAATATAAAAGTAAAATGCAAAGAGAGTGGGAAGATCTTTATCGAAGCATTGATCGAGATCTCCCAGTGGCCCTCTTGGATGAAGGAGAGCTTGAAGAGCGGTTGGCAGGAGTACGAGCTGACTTGGTTTCGATTAAAAAGTCTGTGGCGTATGCAACGGAGGAAAACGAAAGAAGAACAAAACAAAACACCCGCATCCAAGTAATACAAGAACAAACAGATAGTTTTCTTAAACAGTTGGAAGAAGCACAACAGTCTTTAGAAAAAGTAGAGAGTGTATATTCCAATCTCGAAGTACTCAAAAAAGCATTTAGCACAAACGGCTTAATCGCATATAAAATTGAAAATCTAGTAAAAGAACTAGAAGAGTTAGTAAACACATACTTGGCTGAACTTTCAGACGGACGTTTCACTCTTGAATTTGTTGTATCAAATGATAAGCTAAACGTGCAAATTACAGACAATGGAAACATTGTCGACATTCTTGCTCTTTCCAGTGGAGAGTTGGCAAGAGTAAACACCGCTACTCTTATAGCTATTCGTAAGCTAATGAGTAGTATTTCCAAGTCACGAATCAATATTCTGTTTTTGGATGAAGTAATCAATGTATTAGACGAAACAGGTAGAGAAAAGCTAGTAGAAGTTCTACTTGGCGAAGAAAATCTAAATACATATGTAGTAAGTCACGGATGGACTCATCCTCTACTGGAGAAAATTGAAGTCGTAAAACGAGAAAATGTGAGTGCCCTTGAATGAATCGACTAGCAGCACAGCGTAGAATGTGGTTATTAGTTAAAGCAAAAGAAAAGGAATTAAAATATGAGCGAGACAAATTTGAGGCAGGTATTGAAATCGAGGATGGAAAACTATCTGAAAGGGAAAATGCAATACCACGAAGCAAACGTACAGGTGTTTCTCAGTAATCCCACAGGTATTGGAGAACACCCAGACATCATGGAATGTATAGAAAGCGAATTAGGAAAAATTGCCGAATACAAAGAGAAGTTAGATGTATTAGGAGAACTTGTGCAGAATGGTGGACAGTAGAGCAAAAGGAGCGAGAGGAGAATACTTAGTACGAGATATGTTGCGGGTCGCAACGGGGTTGCAGTTCGAAAGAGTCCCTAATTCAGGGGCTCTTGAGTATCTAAAAGGCGATCTTTATGTTCCGAACGAAAAAAATCGTTTTTGTATTGAAGTAAAAAACTACTCGGAGTCACCTCTCTCCGATAAAATATTTACTGCGAAAAAGACAAATAATCTTATTCGCTGGTGGAAAAAAGTACAAGTACAAGCGAAAGGAGGAGACCAAGAACCTTTACTCTTTTTTAAGTATAATCGTTCTCCGGTATTTGTTGTAACAAATTTACAGCCTAACAAAAGTGAAGAATGGATGTATATACAGTTTCTTAACTGTTTTATTCTTCTCGCAGAAAATTGGCTAGAAAATGAAACAGTGGAGTTTTTAAAGAATGGCATTCAGTTTTAGTGAAAAAATTATAAATCCGAGTGATAAAACCACTCTGATTGTGGATGCTCTTAATTTAGCTTTTCGGTGGAAACATCAAGGACGTACAGACTTTCGATATGATTATCAACGTACTGTAGAGTCTCTTGCAAAGTCTTATGACTGTAAAAATTTGATTATTGCAGCAGACTGGGGCTCTTCTAGCTATAGAAAAGGTATTAATCCTGAGTACAAGCAAAATCGAAAAGAAAAGTTTGCAGAACAAACTGAAGAAGAACGAATCGCATTTGAAGAGTTTTTTGAAGAGTTCGAAGCATCACTAGAAGTATTGGAAGAAGCAGGATATACTGTACTTCGATATAAGGGTGTAGAAGCAGATGATATTGCTGCTCACTTGGTAAAAGAAAGAAATAAGTATGGTTTAGAGTACATTTGGCTTATTTCTAGCGATAGAGATTGGGATTTACTTATTCAAGAAAACGTCGGACGATTCTCATATGTGACGAGGAAGGAAGTCACGCTTGATACATGGTCTGATCATTACGAATGTTCTCCCGAAGAGTATATCTCTCTTAAATGTCTCACAGGAGACAAAGGTGACAATGTCCCAGGCATACCTGGAATAGGTCCAAAGAGAGCTGTACAGTTAATTCAAGAATATGGAGATGCAATGAGTATTTATGATGCAACTCCGATTGATAGTCGATATAAGTTTATTCAAGCATTAAACGAAAATGCAGAACAAATTTTAGAAAACTATGAGCTTATGGATTTAATGACTTATTGCGATGATGCGATTGGGTCTGATAACATATCAGATATACAAGGGAGAATGTTAAGTGTCGTTTAATGTAGTAGTAGATTATCGACGAGATCGGTATCTATCAGAGTTTAGTAAGAAAACTCTTCAAGACAGATATTTAATTGATGGAGAAATATCTCCTCAAGACGCATTTGCACGAGCAGCAAAAGCTTTTGCGAATGACGAAGAACACGCACAAAGGTTATATGATTATGCTAGTAAACTTTGGTTTATGTTTAGTACTCCTGTGCTTTCTAATGGGGGAACTAGCAGGGGCTTGCCTATTAGCTGCTTCCTTAATTTCGTGGACGATAGCCGTGAAGGGCTCACAAATCACTACACCGAGAATGCTTTTCTCAGTAGCGTTGGTGGCGGCATTGGTGGTTGCTGGAACGGTGTTCGAAGCGTCGGATCAAGAACAAGTAACGGATCAGAAAGTACAGGTGTCATACCCTTCTTAAAAGTAGTTGATGCAGAAATGTTGGCTTTCAGCCAGGGTGTTACTCGTCGAGGAAGCTACGCTGCTTATCTTGATATTTCTCACCCCGAAGTAGAAGAGTTTTTAGATGTTCGTAAGCCCACAGGCGGCGATGTAAATCGTAAGTCTGTAAATCTACATCATGGAGTAATTATTTCCGATGAGTTTATGGAGCTCATAGAAGGCGCTACAAGAGAAGAAGGCTTCGATGACTCCTGGGACTTGATTGACCCTCATTCTGGTAGAGTTACAAAGACTGTATCCGCAAAAACACTTTG